AATATTCCCATATCAGTTACTACAGCAGACGTTCCAAGTAATCCCATAGCTGTAACATTTGCTGAAGTACCAAGATGACCCATAGCTGTAACATTGGCAGAAGTTCCTAATAAATCCATATCAGTTACTACTGCCGAAGTACCTAGTAAAGCCATATCTGCTACAGCATCTGCTGTACCTAATCTACCTATCTCTGTAGCTTTACCAGCAACAGCACCTATATCAGTAGCATCACCAGCAACAGCAGTTACATCAGAAGCTATTCCAGCTACAGTTGTTACATTAGAAGCTATACCACTTACTGTAGTAATATTACTAGCAATACCAGCAACAGTTGCTACATCTGTAGTTGATTGTGAAAATTCTAAAGCAGTACCACCACTATTAACTGATAGTATTTTATTGGCTACTAATTCTGGGAATATTAATCCATAAGCAGTAGATGTAGTTGAAGCCGCTCTTGGAGATAAATTGATATCAACAGTTTGTTGTTGCATCATTGCAACAATTTTATCTAATTCTGTGTTTAAAGATTCGACTGGAAAAATACCAGTAGTAGCAAAATCAGTAGTTCTAGATATAGGTAAATTTCTAGTAATAGTATATTTATCATTAACTGTGGCACCACCACCTAATGTAATTGAACCACCACCAGTAACTCCAGCACCAGTAACTCTGTACTGAGTAGCAGAAGAAGGACTGGCTGCTAAAACTAATGTAGTAATAGCACCATCAGATACAGCAGTTTTTTTAACTACTAAATCAGAATCTGCAAAAAATTCAAAAGGAACTGTAAATGAAGTTTGACTAGCAGTTGCTGTATATTGTACTCTAGGTGAAGTGTCTGATATTGCTATTGCCATTTATCTTAATACGCCTGTCTCCAATTTATCAAATAATGAATCCAAAAACCATACATTCTGGAATGGTACTAGTCTACGCACATTCCTTGCTGTGTGATGGTTATATTTACCAGTTCCCCATGTCCACATAACATCTGAAATATTTGCAATTTGACTTGCAGTTGGACCTAACACATCAGGAATAGGATTGTTTAACATATCTTTATATGTACCATAAGGTTTTTTACCACCTAATAATGGTCTTAAACCTATTTGATTATTACCTAATCTTTCTATTGAATTATTTATATCAGAAAAAATACCACCTAATCCTGATCTATCAAAACCATCTACTATCTTTTGACCAAAAGGTTTTTTACTATAATCTCTACCAAATTGATGTTGTCTAAATGCGTCTACCATCATACCAGCAGCCATTAATAAGAAAACACCTTGCATAAAATTCATGTCTTTTTCTTGCAATCCACGCATTAACATTCTTTGTGTAGCAGCAGCACCAAATTTTTTAAACTGTGCTATAGCACCACCTATTTCACTATTTGCCCAGAGAGGAATATCTCCTTTACTTGGAGTAACAATATCTACATTTACTTGTTTGGATAATCCACTATGATATATTTCAGCAGCGTTTTTAGCTGCTGGGGTATCATCCCAAGCATCACTATTAGCAACACGCATATGTTTAAAATCATTGCCATCTGCCTTTGTTGATATTTTACCATTTTTACCAACACCATGTTTTTGATATTGTTTATATATTTCTCTAGCAATATTATCATCTATTCCTAAAAAGTTTAATCTAGCTCTATCGAGCTTAGATATTTTTTTTCTTAATGCTATTTTTTCTACATTTTCTATTATTCTAGTTCCATTATAAAAACCAGCCATAGTTTTTACTGAAGCGTTCCAAGGGTTACTAGCGTTTAAAAATGTAAAATAGACATTTCCTACTTTACTCATGCCTCTTTCCATTTTATTAAAAACACCGAAAGCATCTTCCATACCATACATACCCATTGCTCTAGAACTATCTATCATGTCTAATGCCTCACCACCTAATTGTGTAGACTTTTTAGACATTTTAAGTATTTCTTTAACCATACCACTTTGAAACATTTCTAATTGTATTTTAAATGTTTTGCCCATACCATTAATCATAACCAATCTAGCTGTATCTACTACTTGTGCTATACCAGTAAGCATAGTTGTAGCATTATACAACTTTATCATTCTAAGACCTCTACTAAAGGCTCTATTAGGATTTTGTGCTAAACCATATGTTCCTCTAATCAAATGTATAGAAGCATCTAAATCTTTTAAGATTTCTATTTGTTTTTTATTTAAATAATCACCTATTGGTTTTGCGTCTTTACCAAATCTTTGATTATAATATTTATCATAATTGCCATTTTTTCTTAACATATTATCAGCAATTTGCATTATACCTTGTGTGTAGTTCCCATCAGCTGTCCAACGAGTACCATACCCCATAGGATCACCAAATACTTTTGTAAGTTCTATATCAGGAACTACCTGATTAAAGTAATGTCTTTGTAGAAGCATTATATCATCTTCTAAAAATCCTTCGTTCATTAATCTTGTGTAATCAATATCTAAATCCCTACCTAAAAATCTACTAGATATTTTATTAACTTCTCCTAATGCTTCATCTGGCATTTTATGAAGTACATCATCAATATTTCTTAATCTAAGAGTAGGTTGATATTGCATAAAAGATTCAATAATATCATCTATCATATCTCTTGTATAAGGATAAAGCATTCCATCTTTTTCTTTTATATATATACCAGTTATTTTGTTTAAACCTTTGTTAAGATTTCTATGATTTAATTTTTCTAATTCTTCTCTCATTATTTTTTTAAAAAGTTCTGGATTAGCATCTATTGCATCTCTCCTGTATAATGGATTAATATAATTTTTTCTAAGCTGTATTCCTCTATTTTCCATTAATTCTAATTTAGATTTAAGTTTGTTTCTTATAGCTATAAGATTTTGGAATTGCGCTTCATTTCTGTTTTTGCTTAATTTCATTGTTTCAATAAACCCATCTAATCTTTCAATTTGATATTTATGCCATGCAATAGGTATACCACTTTCTGCATATTCTTTACCTAATGGCCCATAAAACAAATCTTCAGTATGTTTAGCAGCAGCTCTTACTTCAGGAGCTACTGGTAAATCAGGATTTATTCTAGCTCTAGTTACAGCCGCAGAAAATTCTCTAGGTGTCATTACACCAGTTTTTTCTAAACCCGTACCTAATTTTATGTTTATTGTTTTTTCAAGAAAATGTTGTTCATTTTTTCCAACTCTTTTTAGATAAGTATTGTATTCAGCCATAACAGCATCATCACTAACCTTAATCATGTAATGACGAGATTTGACTTTTCTTTCAACAGTAATTCCAGATTGTATTCCTTCAAAATTACCTCTAGTTAATAAAGGACTTTCTAATACTGTAGTAATAAAATCTTGTTCTTCTAAACCACCTTTATTTAATACTCTAAATAATGGTGTAAACCCAGATCCTTCTCCAAATATACCTAACCCAGTAGGTTTGATTTGATTTGCTTTAATCCATTCTGTTTCTGTTTTAAGTGGTCCTGTAGCAGCAGCACCAGCAGATCCTTCTCTATAAATACCACCCCCAACATATTGACTAGTAGAATAATGTGTGTCCATATTGTCTAATATATCAGCAGTTTCATCAAATTTTTGACCAGCCATTCTATTATTAAGGCTAGGAAATAAAGCTGGTATAATAAATCCACCAGCTGTAATTAAAGCAGTTTCTTGCCAAGTTCTTTCATCGCTTATTCCTTGTTTTATTGCTTCTTCAATTCCAATAATGCTACCTATTTTTGTCATTCTAGAAGCTCTACTTCCACGCAAAACAAAATTAGCTCCTTTAGTAAACATAAAAAGACTTGTTGGATCTGTTAATCCACCTATAATTCTACCTATAATATAAGCTGGAGAACCATTATATTTTTTTGAATCTTTTATAAAATCTTTAACAAGTCTAGTAGTATGTTGCCTGTTTTTACTGTGAATGAAATTACCAATATAAGGTTCTAATCCTCTTAATTGCCCATCTGCATAAACATTATAAGTAGGGTCTACAATAAATTCAGTAGGATTTTCTGCTACACTTGCATCAACAAAATTTTGATATGTAATACCGAATATATTTTCATCTGCCCATCCAGCACCAATATCTCTTAATCCCTGAAAATAAGTTGGTGGATCTGTGGGTTCAGGTCTACCACTAATCCATGGGCTATTGCTAGCAATATCCCCTGTAGTGTTAAGAAATTCTCCCATATTAATCTAAATAAGATTTACTTTTTTTGTAAATTTGTGGTGCTTTGTCTACTACTAATTCAGGAAATTCTGTATATTGCCCTTGCGCCCAAGCAGTAATAAAATCTCCAACATCTCTAAACATAGTCATATACCCACCCATTCCTTGTGCTTTTTCGTCTGCACCATCGTTCCATAATTCATTTAAAATAGCTGGTTCATAATTGTTTAATAGTTTTCCATTGTTATTAAATTTGGAAAAGAAATTATTTGTACCTTTTTCATAGCTCCCAAAATTTCCTAAATATTTTTGATCTCCTGTTTCTATAAAATTATTTAATGCTTTTAAAAAACGTTCACCCATCCATTTATTAGTATTAAACATTAACTTAACTAAACCTATTGCTAGATAAGCATTTTTATTTGTGTTTAAATCCTCAATACCAGTTACTTCTATAACTTGTTCTAATTTTTCTTCTAAATTTACCATTAAAATATAATTATCATCTTCTCTAGTAATTTCTTGTTCACCAGTTAGTAATTTTTCAATTTCATATCCTCTTTCTTCTAATAACTCTATATTTCTTTTACCACCAGCAGTATTAGGATTTATTGATATACCAGTACCAATAGTTGGATCTCCGTCTTCACCTATCATTAATTCATATTCATCTTTTCTAATTCTACTACCTTCAGCTGCCATTTCTACTGGGCCACCACCAAAACCTCTAGCTCCTACATAAAACTTTTTAGTTCTATCTCCTGTATATTTAGGATCATATGCATAAGAATAAAAACCACCTTCTTGTTTTCTAATTGTATCTAATAATATATTGGTTCCTGTGTATTCATAACCCATTCCTTTTTCTTCTCTACCTTCGTATTTACTTGCATTAAATGTTTCAAATTCACCAGCTGCTTTTTGATCTTGATATGTTAAAAAATTAACTTGATTTTCTTGTAATGTTCTTTCAATTGTATTTAAATAATCATCACTAAGATCAGGCAACCAAGGTATATCATTAAACATTCTCATTAAAGAATTAACACCACCCTTACCTTTGTTCCACGAATCTAGTACTAAATAATGCATACCTCTTAAAGCACGCATTATTTTAGGAGATTCTTGTTCAGTAAAACCATAGTCTTTAAAGAAATCTTTATTTGGTGCTAACATAGGGTCCATGTTTGGTAAATCTAATAATGTTTCTGGCTCTGTTATTTTTTCTTTTCCACCATATACCCAATTTAGCCAAGCATCGTTTATATATTCATTTTTTAAAGAAGTTAATTTTAAAGAATCATTCATAGCTCTATTTTTTTCAGGTTTAAAAGATAATAATTTATTTACAGGATTATGTATTCTTACAAAATATCCACTACCATCTATATCATAAGATATGTGATATGTAGGTTCTGCTTTGCTAGTAGTGTCGTAATCAAATCTAAATCTACCAGCATCCATTAAAGATAAAATATTTTCTCTTTCAAACCAGTCATCATCAATTCCTATTGATGCTCTTTCAGCATCGTTCATTAATCTCATTCTTTGTAAAATAACAAATGCTGCATCTGAATTTATTTCATCTTCAGTAAATCCCATGCTTTTATATGTATACAATAAAGGATATTGAACTATTTCACCTTTTCCGTATTGACCCATTATCTACCATCTCCACTTGCTGGACCAAACCCAGATTTTATCAGTATGTTTATAGCATCTGGTAAATGTTTTTTAATTGATTTTTTAATAGATTGTTCTGTCATAGCTCCTACATAAGTTTCATTATTAAAATCTCTAGCTATCATCGGAGCTAAAACTCCCCAAAGATTTTGTTTTGCATGATTAAATGAATTTACTAAATCTCTATCATCACCAAAAATATTAAATTCATAATTATCTATATAAACATCTTTATCAGCTAAGCCTAACAAATACCACGGAGTATCTTCTTCAAAATTTTTTAATTCTTCATACATAACATGTAAAATAGGGTCTATTGATCCATCATCATCTATTTCAATTACTTGATTCATATGTGCTATTTTTTCATCTAAGAGAGTTTTATCAGGCATAACTCTACTAACCCATTCTCCAATAATATATCCTCTATATTTTTCATAAGCTAATCTTTTAGTTTTTGCATCACTATCTTCGTTTTCGGGTGGTTCTTCCATTAAATAATTAACATTCTTTGCTCCTTGTAATTTGTTATTTAATTCTACTAAACTTTGAAATATTGTTGAGGTTTCAGAATTGCTAAAAGGTATTGCACTCCTTCCTGTTTTGCTTACATGAAGATCAGCAGCCATTCCAGCTATTACTGATAATTGTATTTGATCTGTTAATACTGTTGGGTCTAAAGTATTCACACTTTCAAAAAGGTTTTCTAATACGTCTGGAACTACTCCATACATTTGTGAAACATTAACTATACTTTGCATAGTTAAATCGTTTTTAAGCCATCCTTGTTCTGTAATATTATCAGTAGTAATATTAAGAAATTGTTCTTTTGAATATGGCACTCCATCTTCTGGTGTATAAGTAGCACTTATTACTTCAAAGATTTTATGTTCAACAACTTTTTGAGTTAATTCATGTCTATCTAAATGCATATTTTCAGGCAATACACCATTCAGTTCCATTAATGCATTATTAATTTCTTGATTAACCATGTATTGATTTTTATTATCTTTAAAAGTAATACCTAATTCATCTACATAATTATTTGTTTGTTCTTTAACCAGTCTATCAACAGTTGTTGCTATTAAATTAGTATTTATTAATGTATCTATTTGCTCTGAACTTAAATCTAATTTAGGATCTGCTCCCCAAGCACTTATTTGAGTTTCAGGTACTGGGCCTTCTATATTTATGCTGTCTATAAGCTGTCTAAAAACATTATCTCTGCTACTAGCAAGAAACGTTTTTTGTTGATCCATTTTTGATTTATTTGCTTCCAACCATGAACTTAATGTTTTTTCTACATAACCAATAACACCTTCTCTTTCTAGCCTGTTTGAATCTATTAGTATTGCTGCTCCATCAGTAGTATCAAACTCAGGATCTTTTATGTAATCTTTTTTCATTTCATTAAATTTTTTAACTACTTTTTCAACTTCTCGTACATGATCTGCTGGAATTTGGTTTCTTGGTGTATTATTAAAAAAATAAGTATCAGCTTGTTCTGCTATTGTTAAGTCATAAAGCAATTCAGATTCTAATCTAAATCCTTCAAATTCAATCATTAACCTATGTCTAAATGTATCTGGAGTTCCAAAAGTATCAGCTAATACTGCTTGTTCCGTTGCATCAGACATTTCCCAAATTTCCATATAATCAGAATATTTATCTGACATTTCTACTATTAAGTCTTGAGTAAAGTACTCTTGCATTTTGTCAGGAGATAATCCTAAAATTGTATTTTTTCTATGTGCAATAAAGTCAAAATAATCTGTTTCGAAACTTTGTAATGTATCTAAATCTCTTTGATTTTTTGCTTCATTCCATATTCTATCACCTTCAGGCAAAGCAAGATTAGAAATAAATTCTTTAGTATAATCTTTAAATCTATTAGGTGCTTCTTCAACAGTAGTATTTATATAAGCGTCTATTGTTTTGGTAAATCCTTCTGGGTCTTCCCAAAATTCTCTTGATGTGTCCATTACAAATTTTCTTGCTGCTAATTTAAAATCAGTTTTATATTTAATTTCTTCTCTTTTAGCTTCTCTTTCTGCAAAAACATCTAAAACAGATGATACATTTTGTGCAGCTAACCCTATTGGACTTTCACCACTATAGGTATCAACAACTCCCATTCTACTTTGTATAGAACTAACTGTTGCTTTATTTTTTCTGTCGCCTGATGTTAATGCCATTAACTATACCACTTATAATTTCCGTAACCATTTACTAATTGTGCAATTGCTGAAGTATACCCACCAAATGTAACTGCCTGAGTTCTGGCTCTGTTTTCAAACACTTGTTGTCTAAATTTTACATCAACAGATTTTCCCATCAATCTAATATCTGATATATCTTTGTTTCTATTTTCAATAACTTGTCTATTCATATTTAAAAAAGACATACTATTATCTGCATACCCAGCGATAGATTGGTAAGCTAAATTATTTGCTAGTTCTTTTTCAGCATATTGATTTCTAGCATTTTCTTCTTGTAATGCTGCTATTTTAGCCATTTCCGTTTCTGTTTCTAGTCTATAATTTTCTCTATTAAGAGCAGCTTGTTGTGCCTTCATAGAGGAATATGTACCTACAGCTGCTACTCCAGATGATATTAACATTAATGTTGCTGCGTTAGCGCTCATGCGAATTGTATCTCCATTGCCAATCCTAATACCTTTAGAGGTAGAGGACTATCTTGTGATATTGTTATTGTTGGTGATTTACTATATCCCAGAAAGCTAAATTCTTTTTTACCACCTACTGATGCTAAATCTGTACCAATATCAAAATCTGCTTGTTGAATTATTAATTCTTTAGATGTTAAGTCAGCAGCTTTCATTGTTACGTCTAACCCCCCTGAAATATCTATTATAGCTTTATTAATCCTTCTTGGCTGTCCTGTCAATGGTCCAGTATCAATTTCTTTATCAATAGGCATTGTTTCTAATATAGGTGTAAAGTTATATCCTACTCTAACGCCTGTAGGTTGTGGAGCATTAGCCAAAGTAATTCTATTATTAGAATCAATAGTATATGATCCTAACGCACCATTTCCATAAACTGCTTCTACAACATTTGTAGCTTCATAAATAGCATTAACACTATGTACAAATCCTTTTACTATTGTAATTACAGCATTGTCTGAAGGAGTTGCTGCTAATGCTTTATCTAATTGTAAACTGTATTCATTTGTTGCAGTATTGGTTACTGCTTCAATAGTATATTCTGTAGCATTTCCAGCAATAGTAAATGTTTCTTGAATGGCTGGTGCAGTAGTAATTCCATCTATTAATAATGTTGTTCCTGATTGGCTACCACCTTTTACAGCTGGTGATCCTTTTTGATATACTGTAGTAGTTGTACTACAATCTACAGTTATTGAATCATCATTACCAAACTTTTCTAATAAATATTTAGTACCTGAAGGTAATATTCTTTTAGAAACAACAAATAAAAATTCATTAATAGAAGTTATACTATGGAACTTATCATTTGTTTTAGTACTCCATATAGTCCAACCAGCAATCTTTTCATCTCTAATACTATGAAAAACACCTATTTGACCATCTAGTGTAGTACCACTATTAAGAAAATAAGCAAATTGTTCTGGCCTTTCTTCATTACCAGTCATCATTGTAATATCTTTAGGATTGTCAATAACCTGAGAAGATAATACAGAAATACTGTTAGATTTGTATGCTTGTTCTAAATCAGAAAAAACAAATTCACGAATTGACTTGCCATTTTTAGATGTAAAAATAGTAGCACCATCAAAAGGAGTTGGTTTTGCTCTATTACATCCATAAGGTGTTTGCCTTAAAAAAGATATACTTGCTGGTGTAATAGCACTATCTGTACTTTGTGGAATATAATATTCCCCAGAATCTGTAAAGATTTGTAAATTTCTACCTGATATTAAATGCCTAATTTCGTTTACAGTATCAGCAGTTATATTAACATTAATTGCTTGATTAGCTAATCCTGTACCTAAATCAAAACTAAAGTATGCTCCTATCTCTGACGCTATAACAGAAGAAGGTGCATCTTTTACTCCAGCAAACCAAATTCTATTATCATGGAAAGTAACTGCTTGAGGATAACCTCTAACAGCAGATATTAATTGTTCTTCCCAATCTGCTTCAGCACTTGTTCCAGCTAATGTTTCTAAAATTGTTACAGCAACTTCAGTTCCACTTGTATACCCAGTTATTTTACATTGTTTGCCACCAATACGAATATATGTACCATTATGGCTCGATTCAAAAATACTTGTATTTGCAGTAACAGTAACCCCAGTACCACTTGTTGCTGCTGGTGTTAAAGTAACAGTTGCCGCAGCATACTTATAGAAAGGTTGCAATGTTTTATTAACACCACCTACAGTAACACTATCATCTTCTTCAAATGCATATAAACTTGCTACAAATGTAGTAGATGCAGTTCTTTTAATTTGAACAATAGGATTATCTCTATGACAAATAAATACTGTATCGGCAAATTGAGCATAACTTAATTCAAAGAGTTGTGATGTAGTCCAATTACAATTACTTGTAATGTTAGATGCTATCGCAGTACCACTAGAGTTATAAACATCTAGTCTATTATTAGATAAAGCAAATACAGCTACTTCATCTTCAGCAAAAATAAAAGGAATAATTCTAGCTTCTGCTGGTAGTTCTGCTGTAAATTGTGTGGCTGGTCTACGCATGACACCACCTTCATCTAAAAGATACCAGTTTTTACATTGCCTAGCACCTTCAAAATATGCTTTAGCATCTGTTCTTGCGTTAAGTAAAGGATTAAGCTCCCCAGATGAAAAGTTGGTAAATACTTGTCTGACTTTTCTGGGCATTAATAATCAACAAGTCCACTTCGACTGCTCCTTCTTTCAGCTATAAATCTTGTGGTATTTAATTTCTTAGTAGTTGTTTCTTGAGAAGCAATATTTCTAGCTTTAATTAACTGTCTTTCTGCTTTAGTTTCATAAGAATTAATTAAGTCTGCATCTCTACCTAAAGAACCACCATAAGCACTAGCTAATTTATATATTAAAGCTAATCTAAAATATGTTGGGAATAAAGATTCATCCTGTCTAAATACATAATCCATATATACTTTACTACTAGATCCATATCCATTTAAATAAATTTTATCTTCATATCTAGCATAAGGAATAGGATTGTCATTATTAGTTACAGTCATAATTGTAATAACTGCTGGATCACTAGGCATTTGATATGCGTATTCATATCTAGTTGTTGGAGCATCGGCTAATAAAGATAATTGTTTTTGACCCATAGCAAATCTCCAATGTGATTCTGCTAAAGTAGATTCTACTACTTCTTCATAAATAGTATTTGTAATTAATGCTTCTGTAGAGTTATCAGTAAAAGACGATATAGGATTAGCTCCTACTAATACTAAAGCTCTTGATGCAATATCAACTTTAGTTACTGCCATTTATCCTTGTGGTAACATTACTGATAAATTTTTACCACTAATGTTTGATACACCATATTTATTTTGTAAAACCTCTACTACTGCCAAAAATTCATTTTTTCTTTTTCTTGGATCATCTGAAAGAATAATACTATCTAATACCGCAAGATAACTTCTTACTTCATCTGTTTCTTTTGATGATAATTGTTTATCTGAAAAAACAGCATTAGCATTTGCATCCTTAAAAGTTGTACTAAATCTACCATCAGACATTCTTTTAATATCATATTCTGCTTCTTTAGGCGTAGATGATTTAACCATAGATGCAGTTAATGCTACAGCTCCTACAGTAATTGGAATATCTATTGCACCTTGTGTCATCATACCAGCCATAAAAGGATCTTTTTTTGCAAAATCTTTACCTTTGGATATTGCACCAGCCATACCAGATTTTGCTTTAGCCATACCAGCTGTTGCTTTTCTGCCAGCTATTGTAGCTCCTATGTCTACATCTGATCTAATTTTATTTCCTAAATCTTTTGTTTTTACTCCAGCTTTTCTAACTGCTTCTTTTACTCCAGCTGGTACTTTAGCAGATATTGCACTACCAGCTTTTTTTGCAGCTCCAACAGCAGCTCCTGTTGCTGCTCCAACTGTAACTTTAGATGCTTTTTTTGCACCTTCTTTAGTTTTTTTAATTACTTTTTTTCCTAAATCTTTTCCTTTAGAAACTGTTTTTTTACCAAGTTTTTTTGCTCCAGCTGTTGCACTAGTTGCACTAGTTCCAGCTATTTTAGTTGCACCTTTTTTAGCTGCATTTTTTAATTTGCTTGTTTGTTTTGTAGTTACATTAATCGCTTTTTTAAGACTTTTATTTTTAAGTAATTTTTTAGCTAATGCTCTTGCTGCTACTGTTATTGCCATTTTTTACCTTTCATTAAGTGGGGGATTACTCCCCCACATCTAAATATATTATGCTAGCAATACTGTATTTAGGTTTGATCCACCATCATTTACAGATACAATTAATATATCTACAACTGCGTTTGAACCACCACTATTTACAATAATAATGTCGCCAGCTTTTAATTCCTTGTAAGACAAGATAAAGTAATCATCATTATCTATATCTCCAATTGCATCGCCATCTGTGTAATACCAAAGAGAATTGGAATCACCTAATTGGCAAGCCTTTTTTACAGGGTTTGCTAATGCGTAAGCCATATTTTTATCTCCTTATTACTCTGCACACTTCTGTACACGAATACCATTAGTATCAATTAAGATTGAACCCATTGATAGATATGATGTTAATAGATGAGCTACTTTCTCAGGAATGTAGTTTACCTCAGTTCTAACTTCAGAACCTACACCTAGACCCATTGATGACTTATGCCATGCAATAGTATGTCTGTCTGTAGAGCCAGAAGTATCAAGACCTGAATGAACAAATGTTAAGAAACCTAAAAATCTCTTAGCAGTATAATTCATTCCAGCAAAAGGTAATTGGCTAGGACCAATGTAGTCTAGGTTTGACCAGTTATCTTCTGCAAGCAAATCTCCCCATTGAGTTGGACCAATTGCCCAATATCTCTGGTCATCATCAGGAACATCGTTGTTACCGAATAGAGCTTGCATATCTTTGAACTTAGCAACATTCATGTCAGTCGCTAGTGATGTAGTACCATTTGCACCAGCATTGTTTGCTACTGTAGTAGCAGAAGACATTGCTGTTGTAATAATACTGTCGGTCTTACGACCAAGAGCATATGCTGCATTATTTGCAATAACTGCTCTTTCGTCTATGTTGGTTTTCAATTCATCCAATTTATCCACATAGTCTGATGCATAATAATCACTAAGTGTAGCTGTTACATTAGTGTGTGAAATATTCATCGCTACAACCTCAGCATGTCTTGCTTTAGTTGTTGCTTCTCCTGTTCCTACTTTTTGGAACTTAACGGATTCACCTGATACACCATTAACTGTACGGATTAAATTTTTGAGTTTACTTCCCATTCTTTGGTATGCCATATGTACTTCAGCTTCAAACTGAGTAATAAAAGCATTATTTATAGTTGAACTCATTTTTTTCTCCTTTGAGTTAGTTAGTTATGTAAAAAGATTATCTCGTTTGGAAGCAATCGTTATCCTTTTCAGGGCGATCCTAATGCCATCTGAGGTCTTGTTAATTATCAGTTACATAAATAACTTAATAATTCAACGCACAAATTTAAATGATTTAATATTTTCTGTAGGAATTACAGTAAGATCACCAACATCAGTATCATTATAGGACATATAAATGATTGTTGAGTGTTTATTTATTTCTAATAAATAGCCTTCAGTAGTATTTATTGCTGGTTTATATAGTTTTGCTTCACTAGGACAAAGCCATTCAGCATGGCTAACAGCATCTCTCCATAGTATTTTAACTCTTTTACGTCTTTTTTTGTGAATATTTTTCGTAAAGGTTAGTAACTTTTCTGATATATGCTGGATCTTTTGCTCCATCTTTCCAATACCTTTCATCAGCCATCATTGCTCTTAAATCTAAAGGATCAAGTGATACATCTACTTTAGTTTCAGTACTAGGAATAGGAGCATCTTTATTAAGATTCATTATTTCTTCTATTGCTTTAACTCCAGCAGCAGTACTGGCTATATTAGCCATAGCTTCATAACTTGATTCACTTAAATTTTTCTTTGCCCATAAATCAGCAGATTCAATTCTTTGTGTAGCATTTTCTCCTAATAAATTTATTTCTGATTCTCTATTAGGCAAACCAGAAATTTCATTATTAACAAATGCTTCTATACCTTTGTTAAAATCATCATTGCTTAATCCTTTTGATCTAGCAGTTTCTTCCCACCATTTTAATAAAGGCTGTTCAGGATCTACATCTACTTGAACACCATCAGGTAGTTCAGGCATTTTTATTTCGTATGTTTCAGGTGCTTGGCCTTTAATGTCTGCTAATACTTCTTCTCTAATAGTACCAGCTAGTTCATCTGTTCTTTGACCTAATTTTTTTTCTAATGCTTTATAAGAAGCACCCATTTCTTCTACATTGATTTCATTTAATTCACTATTCCAAAATTTTTTAGGAACATAAGAAGGAATGTCAGAAGTACTTTCTTCTACTTCTGTATTTTCTTCTGTTGTTGTATTTTCATTTACTTGATCTTCACTCATTGTTTGCACCTCGTTTTATTTTATTTTTAATAATATGTAATAAATATCTCTGTCCTTCCAAATGCCATAATGCTGAATTACTGGCTTGTGGAGTACATATACTCTTTATAGTTATAGATTCTAAATACTCAATTACTTTTTTACCATTAACTTGATTAAAAACTGAAGTAAATATCTGATCTATTTCTGTAGATTCAGCTTTATTGGATTTCTTGTTCTGTAGGTCTTTCCAACTCATTAGGTTGTATATTAGCTTGTTGTTGTTGCGATTGCAACCTTTGAACAATCTCTTGCTGCTCTTGTGGTGTTCGTACTAATTTTTCAGGTAAATTCATTTTATCTACTAAATACCTAGCTATTTCGTCTTGTTTTACTACCATGTTTAACATTTCTGGCCCGAATGTAGTTCCAAGTATTTCTGAAAATCTCATAACATCAGCTATATCCTGTTGATGTTGTGCTTTAGAAAGAGGTGATGTAGATACTACTTTCACTTCTCTATCATTAACTGTAGGTATTTGGATTCTACCTTGTTTAGTTAATATTCTAATTACCCTTCTTAGTAAGGGTGTTACAAACTCTGATTGTAATCTTCCGAATGATGATCCTATTTGTCGTGATAGATCAGACATTCTTTCTGCTACTTCAGTAGCTGACATTGGTGTACCTTCAGGTCTACCTAATGTTTCCATGTATAAAGCCTT